AGAACAATAACGAGTACTCTATCGGTGCATTTGATACTGGAGCTCAATTAGATGAGGTAGGTATACCTTATCCTATCGGAGCTAAAGAATACTTAGGATTCAAGTTCACCCTAACGGGCGATGGTACTGGCACTACTGTGCTACAAGGCTATCAAATCAAATCTTTGCCAGCTACACCACGTCAACGACTCATACAGTATCCTGTATTTTGCTATGATAGTGAACGTGATAAGGATGGCAACCAACTAGGCTATGATGGTGCAGCATACGATAGACTTCTAGCATTAGAAGAACTAGAGTCCAATGCTGATACTGTCTTAGTTCAAGACTTCCGAACTGGCGAATCATATGAGGCTCAGATTGAGCAACTTAGTTTCGTCAACCTCTCCCCACCATCAGACAGATTCTCTGGCTTCGGTGGCGTACTAGAAATACAGGTTAGAAAAATCTAATGACTATCGCTAACTGGGCTTCACTAATCGTAGCCATCATCGCAATCGTTACCGCTTTCAGCGCAGCAGTGCGCTGGCTAGTAAAGCATTACCTATATGAACTCCGCCCTAACGGTGGTGGAAGTCTAAAGGACCAAGTCAATCGTTTGGAACATCGTTTAGATGAAGTCATTAATATGTTACTGGAGCGTAAGTGACACAAGTAGAATCATTCCTAAGTATAGCGCAAGCTGAAGTAGGAACGGCTGAAGCCGAAGGAAACAAAGTAAAGTACAACAAGAACAATGGGCAACCTTGGTGTGGTTACTTCATTAATTGGGTAGCAGAAAAAGCAAAGGTAAAGATACCTGACTGCATATACACACCTGCTGGTAAGGCAAAGTTTCAAGGCTTAGGCACTTGGTTTAATCCA